CGTTGAGGCTCCACGCGCCCCATTGTTTGCGAACGCATCTGACAACTCAGGTTCCGCTGGAACGATTGACGTGTACGGCACATTGATCATGGGTCGCCAGGCTCTTGCTAAGGGTATCTCCCTTGGTGGCGAGTACGGCGCACAGCCTTCAATCGTGTACGGCACAGTGACCGACATCCTCAAGCGTTTCCGCCCAGTGGGTTGGAAGCACTTCGTTGGTTACGGCGTGTTCCGTCAGGAAGCTCTCCGTCGTATCGAGTCGGCTTCGTCGATTGGCACCAACGCCTAATTATTGACTGAACCCAGTTAGCGGAAGCCCCTTGTCAGAAATGGCGGGGGGCTTTTGCTATTATCGGTTTATGGCTACGTTCAGTCCCCCAACAGACAACTTTGTGTATTGGGCCGAAGACGGTGAAGAAGGAATCTTTTCGTATCTGAAACCTGGTCGTCGCGGAAGAAACGTATTCAAACTGACCGACGGTTCATTCACCGAGTATCAACCAATGGATCAGGACAGCATCGCCATCACCTATCACGGTGGACACATCCACCCACTCACCGCCGAAGAAGAACAAGACCTTAGAGACGCTGGATACGGGGATTACATAACGGTATGAAACACCAAGAAACGCATCCGAATTTGGATGTAGAAGGATGCTTTGGATGTCGAGTTGCCGGTGTATCTTTCGGCACCAACACCACCACCACCCGTGGTCAGGCTGTCTCTGAAATCAACCAACGCGCTAAAAACTGGGACAAAGATATGCCCGCCTATAAACGGCTACGCAAGAACGGTGTGCAACCAAAAGGTATTGACGGTGCCGCAGCGTTAGAGGCTAGAGCGTCAACAGTTGCCGAGGTAGAGTCCCGCCCAAACATTGAGAAACTAATCAAGCGTGGCGTAGCTGAGTGAACTTTCAATCGTGGCAAGGGGTTGACGACCCGAAGTATGGCTACGGCTCGATGCTTGCTGGTTTCAAATCTGTGTTACCTAAAACAGTGACACTAGATAAAGATGCGTCAGTGTGGGTGTATATGAACACCCCAAACAGTTCACGTGGTTTTACTGTTGGTCAACATCGGGTGTCTTTTACGATGTGGGAAACAGATAAGTTGCCTAACAGTTTCCTGCGGTGGCTTCCCTTGTATGACCAGATTCTTGTGCCGTGTGAACACAACCGTGAACTGTTCAGCCAACACCACCCTGATGTGCGTGTAATCCCGCTTGGGGTGGACAACAAGTTTTGGTCTGGTTACACCGAACCTGACGGCCCATTCAAATTCCTTGCCGGTGGGTCACTATGGCTCCGCAAAGGTTTAGATCTTGTGGTGGAAGCATTTCGACGGTTGGATTTACCTGACGCTGAACTACACATCAAAGCAGCCCCACACGCCAGTGACACACCCGATGTGAAACATCCCAAGATTGTGATGCACCGCAACTGGATGGATGACGAAACCCAACGCGACTGGTTTAGGCAGGGTCATGTGTTTGTGGCGGCTTCCCGCGGGGAAGGTTTCGGGTTGATGCCACTCCAAGCTATTTCGTTGGGTATGCCCACCATCATCTCAGATACGACAGGTCAAGAACAGTTCTCGTATCTTGCCACAGGGGTTGTCTCTACCACCCGTACCCCTGCCACCACTATCGGGAATTGGGATGAACCAAACCTTGACGAACTGTGTGAACAGATGCTTGACCACTACCGAAACTGGTCAACCCATCAAACCAACGCTGTTGTCAATGCCCGTTCCGCGTCGGCTTGGTCTTGGCGTAAAGCCACCAAAGCCCTACTTGATGCTGTCCCTGTGGGTACATTGTTGGAACAACCAACGTGGGAACCTGCCGTTGTGACTGTCCCTATCAGGGTGAAAAAGAAACTGTCCTGCGACATCGGACTTAACCACTATGACTTCCTGCCTGGGGTAGAGTACGAGGTACCCGAAGGAGTTCTTCAGGTATTATCTGATGCGAAAGTTCTGGAGCAAAGATGAAACAAAAGCCGTTTTGGGATCAGAAAAATCCTAAGAAGAAATCTACCCCTTTGTCTGATTCACAGAAAAAGAAGGCGATGGCACGTGCGAAGAAGGCTGGCCGTTCCTACCCAAATCTTGTTGACAATGCCTGGGCATCAAAGCAATGAGTATCGAGTATCGGGGCGAAAAGTTCGCTGGCTACAACAAACCCAAACGCACTCCAGGCGCATCAAAGTCCCACGCTGTACTCGCCAAAGAAGGCGACAAAGTGAAGTTGATTAGGTTCGGTCAGCAAGGTGTTCAGGGTTCCCCTGAAGGCACAGCCCGTAACCGTTCATTCAAAGCTCGTCACGCGAAGAACATCGCTAAAGGGAAGATGTCTGCGGCGTACTGGGCAAATAAGGTAAAGTGGTAGGGCTATGGCTCAACCCGCTGATCAAGACCTCATCATTACCCGTGGAGACACCGAAACCTTGGTGGTCACCATCCAAGACGACAACGGTTCTGCTATCAACATCACAGGTCGAACCTACCGTTCCCAAATTCGTTCATCGCAGGATTCCACAACCATCAAAGCATCGTTGACGTGTACCATCACCGGCGGTGCAAGCGGTCAAGTTACTTGTGTTTTGTCGGCTGCCGATTCCGCCACGCTTCCATCGGGTCAATACTTTTGGGATCTTGAAGAAACCGCATCGGGTGTGGTGTCCACAATTCTTTCAGGGAATGTAACTGTTCTAGCCGATGTAACCAGGTAAGTCATGGCAACGACGAACATCACCGTCAACCGTGGCAGTGCCTCACCTGCTAGTTATGAAATAACTGTTACCCGAAGTGACGCATCTGTTGGTGCTGTACTAATTCCTGCGGTATCCTCATCTTCGGTATCGGCAGTTGTTACTGTTGTTACTACAAGCAATTCAGGACCACAGGGGGCGCAAGGCCCGACAGGTCCTACAGGACCACAAGGGGTACAAGGTGTCACAGGACCGACAGGCTCGCAAGGCAATCAAGGGGCGACAGGCCCAACAGGAGCCACAGGCTCGCAAGGTCCGACAGGACCCACCGGAGCGCAAGGTAACACAGGCGCAACTGGTCCAACAGGCGCAACGGGAGCTACAGGATCTACGGGTGCTGTTGGAGCAACAGGGCCTACTGGTCCAACAGGCCCTATCGGAAACACGGGTGCAACGGGACCTACTGGTGCGACTGGCATCCAAGGATCAACTGGTCCTACTGGACCTACTGGTGCAACGGGGAGCCAAGGACCCATTGGGGAGACAGGACCGACGGGTGCAACTGGCCCTACAGGTCCCCAAGGGAATGTCGGCTCGCAAGGTCCTACAGGTCCAACAGGCCCTACAGGAGCTACTGGCGCAACAGGTGACGCATCCACGGTCACAGGTCCAACTGGTCCTACCGGTGCGACAGGTCCGACTGGGGCTACTGGTGTACAAGGTCCAACTGGACCAACGGGCGCTACTGGACTTCAGGGAGACGTTGGTCCCACAGGGCCGACTGGTGCGACGGGTGCTGTAGGAGCCACTGGTCCTACTGGTCCTACTGGTCCAACAGGTCCTACAGGGGCGACAGGCCCCACTGGTCCAACAGGTGCTACAGGGACATCGGGTTCGTTCTCTAGCACCCAAACCATCAACACTCAAACAGGTACGACATACACGCTTGTGTCTGGTGACGCAGGCAAGATGGTGACATTAGATAATGCTTCTGCTATCACGGTGACAGTGAACGGTACAACAGCGTTGTCGGCTGGTCAGGCTATTGACATGGCACAGTTAGGCGCGGGGCAGGTCACGGTTTCTGCTTCTGCCGTCACAATCAACGGGACACCTGGTTTGAAGTTTAGGGCTAGGTATTCAGCAGCCACATTGTTCTGCGTTTCAACAGACAACTATCTTCTTATCGGGGATTTGAGTGCATAATGGCGATCAGACACGGCATTGTTGCATCGTCTGTAGCGTTACCCCCAACAGTTACACTCAACGCAGCATCTAATTTCAACCAAGAATTAGCCACGTTGAACGCGACGGTTGATGCTAATGGTTATTCGACTACGGTGAAGTTTCAGTACAGCACCGCTTCTAACTTCAGTAGCTTTACGGAAGTCAATGCCGCTACTACACCGATCACCGGTCAGGCCGTTTCTTCGTATGCAAACATCACAGGTTTGTCTGTCAATACGACTTACTATTTCAGATGTGTAGCAACCAATAGTGCTGGCACTACTACGTCTTCTTCGTTGTCGTTCACAACCTGGGCGTTGCAAGTGTACG